CCTAAGTATGTTGGTAAACATATCCAAGTCGGCATCATAACTGCATTAATCGGTCGATGTCGTAAACGAAAGAAGTGCCCTCTCTGAGAGACTTCAGCAAAAACCCCCTCATGGGAGGTAAAATCTGAAATCGATTTAACTCAAAGAGAATGCTTTAGCAGTCTCTCTCCAGCTCACTCCCTTTGTGGGGGAGAAGCTAGCTACGACAATTAGTCTAGAGGGGGGCTAGGCCCGTGACGGGTGGGCCCATCAAGTATCCGAAAGAGAAATCTTCTCCCGGAATGAGACGGACAAAGGCGGCACCATTATCTTCAACGGTAATACTAGTACCAGCGTTGTAAGGCACGCGACTATTTGATGTCTCATCTTGATATGAAGGACGCCCAACATCCGTTAAAGATATTGGGTAAGGTTGGTAAAAGGGAACGTCAACTTCCACAACTCCTTCTTGGTTGGGGAAATACATCTGCTGCGGGATCGCAAAAGTGCGCTCACCGAAACGTGTGATCTGGTCATCCTCTACAAACAACCCCGTAGGAGGATTAGCGGGATTGCCTTCAAGATATGAAAACGCTGAGATGATCCATGGATTGATCGCATTCGCGACGGCTGCTTCTGGTTTAGCAAATACAGCTGAGATCATCACTCTCATCGCTCCAGACTTGAATCTAAAGAGTTGAGTAATTCGGTCAATGGTCGAGTTATAGACATTGTCTGCTGCAATACCAACAGCAGTTCCATTGTAAGAAGCGCCAGTAATTTGAGGCCAGTATCTAAGAAGCTTGGTCTCAATGTTGGATGGTGCTGGTAGGACTCCAGGAAGCGGGACGTACCTTTTCAGAATTTGCCGAGTAGAGGTAATAACCTCACCCATTCCGATTTGGTTAGGATTGTACGTTCTATCGACTGGAGATGGAAATAGTTGTTCACAGCCTTGGGCCGGACCAAACTCATCCATCTGTCCATCAGTTGGAGCGACAGTTGGCATGATGTAGGCGATCGGAAGTTCGTCATTTGTTCCGAAGAAACCATACTGAAAATCATCTCCAGCTCTGGTCTCAACAATGATATCAATGGTATCTGCCGCTGTAGCTGGATTCCTCAAAGAATTGAGGACTTGTACATATAGCATACCAGTACACCGAGAAGTATTAGCGGTTCGATTAAGAACGTCTCTCGGGATAGTCAAAGGCTTCCAGGGTGCATTGTTCACGAACGGTACTGAAAAACAAAAGTTCGTCAGCTCGCGAATATCATACACCTGGTTATAGCACTTATTGAAATCAATGGTCGTTACATCAGTTTCGGGGGTGGCAGAAGGAACGAAAACCACTCTAAATCTGCCTGAGTGGAAAACGGTCTTGATTAGCTTGAAGTTGTATTCAATAGACCCACGCCAAAATTGAAAGCTCTCAGAAAGATAAGAGAGCATAGTATTCAACTTGAATGTTCCGCGAGGAGTGGGGGTCGAAATCGTTTGGACAACAGCCCAAGCTGGATCAACAGGCCAGCTCCAGATGATAGCATCCTGAGGCTGAACCTGTGTAAAAGAGAATCGGTCCATATACACTGGCCTACTGAGAATGTAAGCCAATGACATCTCATCCTTGTTGGTTCCATAAAGTCCAATAGGTTGAGCAACGTTATTCCGGTTGTCAAGGGCGAGCATCTTAGCCTTTGAATCTCCAGCAAAGTTGGCAAGATTGCGCGCATACTGGGGCACCACCATCGTAACAGTGGCTCCATCAACTGGCTTAGAGTAGCCAAAAAGCGCAGCAATTCCACCTACTGCTGAAGCAACCCAACCGGCAGCCGCAATGAAGGGGCCAATCGTCGGGATGAGTCCAAGAGCCTTTCCAATAGTTCCAGTGGTTCTCATGATCTTAGAGATTTTCGTTCCACTGGAAGATGCAGCCTGCTCTGCCTCAATGCCAGGGGCGTCTCCCGTTTCCGAGATTAGCTCCGGCACCGACATTGATCCGTCAGGGGCGATCCAAGGGTCTTCATTAGATTGGGCAGGTCCAGAGTCTCCTGGAAGAGGAGTTACTAGAGGCAGTCCGGTTGGCATCTGCACATCGATATTCATCGCGCGCATCCAGACTGTTGCATCAACGTCTGCACTCCCTGTTAGGGGAGAGTAGACAATAGTGCGCACTTGTCCCATGCACCCAGCACCATTGATAAGATCAATGTACATGAGCGGCATGATAAAGGGCACAGTAAGAGTTCCTGAAGTCGATTCCGAAAGATCAAGTTCAACGTGTGGATAGCCGGTTAAGCCTCCAAAATACCATTGGTTAGATGGAGTAGAGGCCAACTGCTGCTGCATAGGTAGAAAAACCATAAGCAAGCGTCCAGCGTTGAAGGGTTGGGCATTTATCTGCCACTTGAATTCCAAATCCATACGGATGTATCTGAAGCCCTGAAGCTTCTCACGAACCATAGGATTGTTCAACCAAGCAAAGGGCAGGTTAATCGCAGGTGTAAGGTCGGTGTAAGCCGCCTGAGCCGTAGCCCAAGCAAAGCTTGCCAATTTGATCGGTCGGGATAAAAATCCGACTACATCATTCGTCAAAGAGTCCTTCGCGGGCTTGACTATGTGAGAGAGCGCGCTACCAGTAAAACCACCAGAAGCTATTTCTCCTTCTTCATGAAAAAGGATAAGTTCCTCACGTTCATCAATTGACGCTGCACCGGGAAGAATGCTAGATGTGCCTCCAGCTGAGCTTGATTCATTAGATTGAGCAAGTCCGGTTTCTTCGGAAGGAGGCGAACTTAATCCGTACCTTCCAGCACGACGGGTGAGTAGCCTATCATTTAAGGTGTCCACACACTCACCAATAGGGCTGAATAACCCTGACACCGCGTACGTCCGCAAAGATTTCCGCACCTCAGCAGGATTTGCTGCTCCACTCGTTTCGTCGATCTGAATGGAGCCCCGATCACGAGGTTTTTCTTCGTTCGACTGCGTGGCACACCAACGAACTGTCTCCAGCTGCTGGTAAGCATCATAAGAGAGAAAAGTGCAGTTCACTCTTTTCCCAATAATCCGTCGGGCTTCCTCAAAACGGGGAAGTTCACGTTCAAAAACATCACGCCCGTGTTGGGCAAGCTCATGAACAGCTTCTTCCAAAGTTGTCGCCGTGAGTTCATACACATCAACGCGACTGCGCACCCACATGGGCATCTCTCGGATAGTATCAAGAGACAGTGGGGCGCGGTAACGTGCTTGAGTTTCATCCCAGCGGAACTCACGCTTGAGAAAAGCGATTTCTGACATCTTCCTAAAAGGAAGACAAGTTCCAGTTTTTGCCTCATCAGTGTAAGTCATGCCAATGGTCTCGTATGCTTTCGCGATCGTATCCTGATTAAACCAGGAAATGATTGAGTCCGAAATATTCCAAACATCGTCATCACCATAGTTGACATGTCGAACATACTTGTTGTAAGCCTGCATATTGGCTAGTTCAGCTTCATTCTCCCACGCGAGAGCGATAAACACATATCGCGCAGAGAGAGAGTGATAGACACTATTCAATATAGCTGTCAAAGGGCATCCAGAGGGGTTTGAGTGGGTCCACATATAAACATGGTTGCCAGAAACATGGATAGAATTCACAATCTCAGACCACAAGGCACGCCTAACTAACTTATCTTCTGCCGAAGCAGCTTCATAGAAGTTATCGATTACCTCAAGAACAGCCCAAAGAAATTGAGCGTTCAACGTGCCATCGTAGTTAGAGAAATCTCCAGCAATCACTTTGTCACCAAGCTGCTGAATACGCTCAGCAATCAACGACCAATCTCTCGAGTAGACATTGGTACCGATGCAGGACTCGAGCTCGATACGATTAATCATCATATGAGCTGCAAAACCTAGGAAGTACTGGCGGAAGATTAGATTAAAAACCATATCTCCCACCGAGAATAGACGGGTTTTCCCAGCGTCTACTTTCGCCATAGGTCGCCTCTCATCCTTCAGCACATCTTGCCAAAAGACAGAGGGTCGAATACCTGCTTTACAATCGTTAAGCATCTTAGTGTGTTTAGCGAGGATTTCCTTGTTGTCAAAAATGTATTCATCCTCTCCGAGCCATTTCGTTTTCCCTTTGCCTTTCTTATCCCATCCGAATCCAGGGGAAGTGGAGCGGTTGATAGGGGCAAGGAATTCTTCTCCTTCAACGCCAGCAATGGATTCTTCAAGAGTTAAAACTCGATCATACTTGCTGGTGCTGGCATCTCCTTTGCAACTCAGTACATCTTGCGAATAACCATGTACACAATCAGCTAACACATCCGTGTCAACTGGTGGAGGCACTCCTGCGGCTTTTATTTGTGCAAGAGCTTTCGGATCAATTCTCTCACCTTCATCATTGACGAAAGGTTTGAGATGAGCGGGCTTGGTCAAAGGTTCAGCAATCACATTCCAAACGGGTGAAGGGAAAATTCGCGACTTCGTCACCTCATGAGCACCCTGAACCTGTCCGTGTTGAACAAAGTTGCCAGGGATTGGGAGCGACAAAACCATTTTCCCATCTTCATTGACAGCTGTCAAATCTGATTTAATTTCTGGGTCAGGACTCATAAGAGCATCAGCCCGAACTTTCGGAATAGCCTTCAGCAAGAATTCTAAAAACTCCTGCGAGACAGGTTGGCCAACTCCAGCAAATTCGGGATTAGCTGTACCAGCTGCGTGGATGCCAATTATCTTTCGATTAAAGGCAGAATCATACGCAATGATAACAGCTCCACAATCTCCTACAGTCGTTTGGATTCCATATTTGAAATATCTCCGGATCTTTCCGACTTGAGCTCCAGTACTACCAATTAAGGTAAACTCAGCATCAAAAGCCGTACAATTCTGGGCTGCCTGAGAATAGGGATGCACCGTCTCAGTAGTGCGATATCCAGTAAGGCAAATCTGACCCAGACTTGAAAATCTGGAGAAATCATCTGAGGTCATGAACTTCTTCACGATATTAGGATGCTGATGGAGATTATCTGGGAAGACAAACATCACGACGTCCTTCTTACCATGAATTTGGTGGTCATCAGGGGCAAATAGGCAGGGAAGCTTCTTCAAATTGAAAAGATATCCGTTGGGAATGGAAAGATTTCGAATCCTCCACTCCTCTGCCATGTTAGTCAGTACATGTCGATTGCAAATCGCAATCCTCCCTTGAATAAAGAGGATGTTCATCGCTCGCTGCCATTCTCCACGAGAGTCCTTAAACTCAAGACAGTAGAGATTGCGAAAAACGATGGCTGCGTTCTCGCTTGCGTTCTGGTCGCAAATCATCTGCAGAGGTCCACGTTCAGGTTTAGCTGCTTCTTCCTCAAATCCTTCAATGCGCACACCATTAACTAGGTGCACAGGACGAGTAAAAGGTTTCACATGATACTCTTCTCCGGATTTAATTCCGAAAATCATGCTATCAAGCCAACCCGCTTTAATAGGACTCCTACACTCTTCTCCAACAACGAGGTCAGAACGACATTCCGTCTTTCCTCCCTTGTCAGTTTTAATCACAGGTCGTCCAAATTTCGGTGGTTCGTATGTCTCAACTTTAGCAACCGAACGCCCAGCGGTTGCTTTCTCGTAAGCTCCCTCCACTAAAGTTTTCGGTCGCCCCTGGGGTGCCTTTTCGTACCCTTCTGCTGCGGCTCTGTCACAAGCTACAAGGATAAGATCAGCTAGATCGGTGGGGACTTTACGGTCCACCTTATAACCTTCCTTATCAAAGAAAGTCATATCTACCTTCCCAGGTTTCGGTTGAGTCTCCTTGGTTGGTTTCCAAATCCACTCATGAAGAGGTTTCAGGAATTGTCCAAGGGGAGCCATCCAACCAAACGGTTCGCTCCAAGTCTGTCGCAAAACAACGCAGAACAGTATCACGAATGCGTATCGCCAATTCAAGAAGGGCCGCACTTCGTAAATGCAATCGCTCGCCCACTTGGCAATGTACCAAGGAGCCTTCACTACTTTCCAGATCATTTTCCCGATTTTGGAGTTAGACGCCTTATCTAAGACGCGCTTTACTCCAAGAGTTGCGTTCATGAGTTTTCTAAGAAGTGTCTCTTCGTGTTCATCAGGTGGATTATGTTCGGCTAGAACACAGGTGGCCACGCGATTTGCGGCCAAACCAGTCTGTTCATAAAAGATGGTATCGAACACCCATTTCTGGTGATGACGAGCTGCAAGCTGAGCACGGGCGGTAGCATGTTGCCAACCGCGAACCGCTTCTTCTGCAAGCTCACCATGAACATGGAGACACTTAGTTTCCGGTCCAATTGGATAATTAGGGGGAGCTCCCAGTCGTCTGGGGGCAGCCGCTGATTCAAATCCAGGGCAATCTCTAACATTGATGTGCACCCATCCGCCGATGTTGAAGGCTCCGGGGTTGGCATGGTACACCAGCCCAGCATCAAAGACGGGAACTTCTTCTTGCTCTTGCATCATCTGGGCATTTCCTACTTCGCCGTGATAACGAGGCTTCATCTTTTCCCAGTAAGTGTTCTTAGCGCCTTGCACAAGTTCATGTCGTACAAGGTTAGCCTTGTTCTCAGCCACAATACGATCAGCCCACTCCCTATAGGAAAGAGGGTGACCAATTTGTCGCTCCGTACTGGCATCAGAGTCCATCTGTTGGAATTCAACAAACTCTGTGATCTTGGTAGGATCTTCAAGAAGAGCAAGTCTCACTTTCTCTTGGTCAAGAGTCAAGATTTTCTTACCATTGATAGTCCGTTCAGTAGCAAATTCAATTTTGGGTTGCTGTCTCCACTTAGCACAGACTCGACGATAAACAGCTTCAGGGTTCGTCAAAGAGACGAACTTAACCTGAGAACGATTTGTAGTCCAGATCACAGTATTCGCGCGGAAGAAAGTTGTTCCTTTGTCCATCAAATGAGCCATAGGTAGCTGCCAAGCAGCATTATTACCCATACGAATCACTTCATAAGGCTCCTGAGAAGGATTAGCTTCAGTGTCTTTGCGTGCGAACTGGTCATCGCACACAACGATCTTCACTTCATTAGAGTATCCAGACCAATATTGATCTGTGTCACTTGGATTACGGTAATAAACCTTTTCTCCAAGATCACTCGCATCAGTGCAGCCCATAGACTGCAGGAGTTCCGTGTTCAAAAGATCGAGAATAGTGGACTTTCCTACTCCAGAGGCGCCAGTCACCCAAAGAATATAAGGGTTGACGCGAGAGTAAAATTGTCCAGCTCCGCTACCAGCAGCGGTTTCTCGGAACTTGTTCAAGAGGATCATCAAATTGGTAATTCGAGTGCGCTTCGAGAATTCAACCTTAAGGCTGTCAAGAAGTTTCAAGATCTTATCACCCCGAATCAACAGGGTGTCAACTTGTGCTTTCATAGCAGCATTGCCGCGAATTTCCATTTCATAATTAGTGTTGTTCAGTTCGGAAACATCATCACACCACTGATTAATCTCGCTCCAAGCATCACACTTCGTAGTGTCAATGTCGAAAACATGTTTGCAGATCCAGTCATAGGTCGTTGTTCCAACTGACTTTCCATACTCCACTAATTTCTCAATGGAGGAGACACATTGTCCCATTCGTGAAAATCGGTTAATCAGGTCAGTTACGGAACCTCCCGAAGGTAATTCTCTAAGAACAGTCAGAGTCGCCAGGACCATACTGCAACCAGCAAGAGCGGGGATCCACTCTCTCAGACGAGAAAGAGTTTCTTCCATGCCTCCAGCTTGCGCACGACCTACATCTCCTGCAAGTCGAGGAAAGAATCCAGCAATGAGCTCATAAGCTTGCGCATAAAGTCCACTACCAAGGTTCAAGACATTCAAATACTGTGCGACGTGAGTCATACAATTCGAGAGAGAACCTCGATTTTGCCAGAGTCCGGTCAAAAGAAGAACTACTCCAGCAATTTGATTCTTCCAAGTGGCGGTAGGTCGGGATGGAAACATTTGAGTGAAAAAGTTGGTGATCGAGTCGACGTCAAATTTCATAGCAAGTTCGGTGTTCAAATCGAACTTGGTAGGATACAAGCTTACATCAGGCCGTCCACGACTGAAACTTACACCTTGGGCAGGTCCAGTTTCATCGGCAAAACGCACTTTGAGGGGAGTACGTTCAAGACGGCGTCGAAATTGAGCTCGGCGTCTCTTACCAAAATCTTTGCGGGTCTTGCAAAGATCATGGTGGTCGCATCGGAAACAGCAGGTGCACGTGTAAAACAAGTCACAAGTAAGCACACCACAGTGTCGGGTCTCACGACGCTGCTTACGAAGATTTTCCTCGTAAGACTTAAACGTCTTCTCTGAGAGATAATTAGATTTCATCAGAGTTGATAGCACAAATTCATCAGACAAGGTCTTGCGAGCGCGGGTGGCTCGAGCTAAACGCTTGCGACGGTTACGCATGCGACGGATCACTCCGTTTTGAGAAAACGGATAAAACTTTCCTTTGTTCATCCAAGTCAGGTCTTCAGCTCGTCCAAATCGAAGCATGCTCTCAATATCATCATCACCTCCAGAGAGTTCCATCACAAGTTCATCAAAGAGCTGCCAATCTCCCTCATAACAGCGCAGGGTGTCAATGAGACCCTGCATGGAAGAGACTTTCAAGTTCAGGAGAGGAACATCATGATAAGATCCACCAACATGAGGACACTCCCAGCGAGTGGGAGATTCCTCCTCCACAAACCCGACATGACCATACTGCCATGAGGTAATTCGGCGCTCATCAGTGCCGCGAGTATCCCCAACATGCATACAAGCATTAAGGGGACAACTCCACTGAAAGCCGCCAAACGACACACACGTCTTAGGTATGTCAGCGGTTACTACTTCAACAGATGCGGTAGCGTCGCAGTCCTCAACAAGAGGATAATCTTCAACTTCAAGACAAGAGAATCGGTTGGTGAGAAAATCAACATTCTCCCGCGGTGCACAATTAAAATTGCGCGCCACGTTCATGTACCAACGATCAACAAGAGTCAAAAGGGGAAGGGGTGGAGGAGGAAAGTAAGTCCAGTCAACAGCAACAGTTTCCTCATAGGATTGTGCAATTCCACATTCGTCTTGACAACGTTTGAGGAAATACCGCCCATTACGAGCAGCAAGTGCGACAACTCCTGGGAAGAAATGTCTAATAGTGGGAACAGACATTCTAAAGCGCTGCAAAAGGTCAGCCTCAGTGTATGAGGGAATTGCAGGGGCTTGAGGAACTGGAACAGGGGCTTCGGCGATTACGATCAAAGGATCAAAACCATCAAACAGACGGCCAAAATCGATAAGACCTTGTCCGCGTGAAGCAGCTTGTTCTGGGAAGAACAAAAGTGTCTCAGATGTTGCAAACAATAGAGACGACACGGAATGGTCGGGTTCAGGAGGAGGACAACGAGAAACAGCAACGCTCTTGAGGAGCGCCGTGTGGAAGGGTTGAAGAAAATCACTAGTCTTAAGAAAAGACAAGTCATTCTCCTCAGGAATTTCGTATTCGGCATCCAACGAGTACACGACACCAGGAATGGGTTCGTCATGAGGGATATCACGACGATCAAACGTGGTCGGTCCAAGGAAAAAGAATTCCGGTTCGCTAGGAGTAGCGATCGAGTGACCAAGGGGATAGAATCCTCGGTCAATTGGAATCCTTTTGGTTTTCTTCCCACGGCGTGTCTTCTTCTTACGAAGAATAGAGGCCAAGATGGGGTATTGACAGTTTTGGTTGTCAGCCAAGTAACGATTCAACATGGATTTCTTCCAATGGCAAATCAAAGAAACTGGTGCGTATGAAGGCATTATGTTAGTTTCGTTGATTGTGGCCATAGTGTATTTTCGCTTTTTCTTCAGCTTACTTTATCTTTATCGCAGATTCAGTAACAGTCGAACACTATTTCGGATAACTTTTGAGGAGGGATAGATCTCCTCACGCAGCTATCAAACATTTGCGAATTCCATCGCGGGTGTTATATAAACGTTTTCCACGCCTATCTAACGCCTTTACTCGAGATCAAGCATTGGCTCAAGGACTTTCGGTCCCGCCGCTCTCAAACGCAAGTACGCTAGAATCAGTAGGGACTAAGCTTACATAGCAAACTACGTCCAGCCTTAGAACTGCGCTGGGGTAATTAAACCTGTAGGTGAGTGCAAACATAAAACCAGTAAGCAAACACTTTCGGTATAAAAATAACGGTTGCGCATCAAAATGATGGTTATAACCTAAAAATAATAATTACGGGGTAAAGACATTAATAGAATTATAATTCAATACTAAGAAAGTCGTCTAAATAAGATTGTCCAATGGAGATGTAATCTTATGGGGTCGATAACTTAAAAAGTAGGTATCATAAAGCATACTAAGGGTATTGTTTGGGTTTTTGGTGGCAGAGAAAATCTGCATACACCTTATAAAATTATAAAATAATTGCCTGCATTAGGACTTTTATTTAAAATAAAATAATAAAATCGTCAGTTAAATAGGTCTAACTGATCAAAATTCCTGTGTTCAAAGAAACAGAGCCTACATAAATGCGGGTAGTAATTTCTTTCAATCCAATTAATAATTTAACGGTCTAAAGTCGACAAACTACTTGTAGTAGCTTGGTTCAGTAAATCTGTCCGGTTTAGGGTTAAAGGGGTATAAAGGGGTTTGTGAAAGACTGTTCACGACAGTTGAAAAGTGGTCAGGGATAGCACCCATCACATCTTAAATCATTGATTTCGAATTTTTAACAAATTTTTAGCTCGCGGTGAGCATTATTATTGTGTTATTATCTAATTTCGCAGAAATTGGATGATCAGGGGGCCCTCTCG